GGCAAGTACTTCAACCAGTACCAGCCATACGTGTACCACTCGGGCACCCCCTACCCAGGCATCTACGTGTACTCGTTCGCCCTGCAGCCCGAGGAGCACCAGCCAACCGGCACCTGCAACTTCTCTCGCATTGACAACGCTCAGGTGTCCCTGAACCTCAAGGGCCTGGCGGCGCCTCTGCAGAAGATGTTCGCGGTGAACTACAACATCCTGAGAATCCAAAGTGGGATGGGTGGCCTTAGCTTCGCAAATTGATGGGTGGACTGTCATGAGCGAGATCGGGGCCAAAAAGCAGCTGGCGGAGGTTTTACACCCTCCGGGAAACCCATTGGCTGCTAGTCGGCGACGCCGGCGAGACACCTTGTTGTTCGGGAACCCCCTTAGAGCCTTGCGTACTAAGCGACTTGGGAAACCACGTCGTGGCGGAGAGCAGAACTCCGGGCGGCTTCGGCCGCGGAGAGAGACTCACGTCTCTCTCACAGTAATAATCGCAAGGATTGGGCAATCCGCATGGTGACTTTCTACCGGGGATGACAGTGCGTCGTCTCCCAGGAAAGGCCGTCAGAGACTGAACGGGTGTCGGTCAGGAAGTACGAGAAAAACCTGGCTTAAGATACAGTCCACTCCCCTAGGGAAACTTAGGGGTGGAGAAGGCGCATTCTCCAACTAAATCTTACTATATATCCATAGTAGGAATTGTAAATTATCAGAAAACCCCAAAAATACCGGGCTTCGGCCCCAGGAACGTTCAAGGTTCCTGAGGTTGAAACTTAAAGAAAATCTGACTATTATAGTAAGATGGAGACTCCTAAACTCAAAAAGTGCTCGTGTACGCGTGCACCCCAGCCCCTAGACCAATTTTTAGATAAAAATGGAAAAGAGGTGGCGACGTGTATGAAATGTCGTACGAAAGCAAAAAAATACGACCAAAAACCGGAACGACGTGAAAAGCACAACGAGCTTCAGCGTGAAAAGAAGTACTACGTCGAGTGGAGAGCCAAACAACTTGAAGAACGACCGGAAGAATATAGAGCACACAATAATCATATTCAAGCTTTGTGGCGTGCTGAAAACGCGGAGCACCTTGCTAGATGGTACCGTACAAACGTGAATCCCCGCCTAGATGCTCTTAAGTATGCAGCGGAAAAACGGGGAATAGAATGGCACTTGACGGATGACGAGGCGAAAGTGATGCTCACAAGTCCGTGTGTTTACTGTAAGCACATGGACCTTGAGGTTCGTGTAAACGGCATAGACCGCCTAGACTCGAATGTATGCTACACGACTGAAAACTGTCGTCCTTGTTGTAAAGATTGTAACTATATGAAGGGCACATACGACCCAAAGACGTTCATAGAACGCGCCAAGAAGATTGCTTTGTGTGATGCAGAGTTTCCAGAAGTGCCCACGTGCCTAGAACACAAGAGAATCAACCGCACTCCTCGAGAGACAGAACAGGAAACTCAGCCCACTCTATAACTCCATCGAGGCTATCACTTTCCATAGGGAAACAACTGAGCGGGTCCGTGTCTATGAAACTTTCGAGATCTCCCTCGTCACAGGTGAACCGGTGGTGATGTTCGATAAACTTGACGTCGTGTTCGTTCAGTTGGACGAGTCCGGTCTTCTTTTGGAATCCAATCTTCATAATGGGAAACCCGTCTTCACAGTGATCCCTGAAGGTATAAGGTGCTAGATACGTCATTTTGTAAAGCTTCTTCTCTCGCTTTTTCGCCTCGAAAACCGTTTTACAAAGTTCCATTCCCTCCTTGTACTGCTGATCCGTCAGGGACTCTTTGACAGAGTCTATAAAGTCGGACATTTCATGTGCCATGTATGAAAAAGGAATTAAATCTCTATATATGAATAATGAACTCTCCAGCCCCCGCACCCGTCTCATCGGCGAAGGTGACCATTAACGACAAGTGCTACACAGGAAGCCCCTCAGATACTCTACAGGCTTTTGGTGATTCCGCGACGATGGGCATGTCTATTGCCGGCATGGTGGTGACAATAGTGTGTTTACTCCTTTTCGTGTACATGTCTGTTACTTCCCCGAGCATGGTACCCAAGATTATAGCTGTGTGTTGCGCCTGTTCCCTCGCTTCGTCAGTTTGGCAGTATGTAAGCGCCAAAAACGATATCGAGACACTGAAAACATCCGGAAAGATTCGCACGTGTTAACGCCCCACAACCTGCCACGACCCCTTCAGAGCCGCAAATTCCTCTTCAATGACCAGGGCGGTCAAATCTGGATCAAAATGGGGCGAGCAGCAAAAGACGTCAATGTAAATCTTGTTCAGTTCAGGGTACGTGTGAGCGCTAAAGTGGCTCTCGGAGAGCACGAGAACTCCGGTTGTTCCCTGGGGTTCAAATTGGTGAAAGGATCGGCCCACGACTGTGAACCCGCACCTTTCAGCGATTCGATTCATAATCACCTCTAGGTGGCTGGACTTGGAGACCCAGACGCCTTCGATATATCCGATGAGGTGCTTCATGTTAATTTATGGGTTGCTTATTTTAAGTGGAATCAGACCGAGACCAAGCACGATGAACAGGAGTGCAAAAAATGGACGACCGATGGTCTGATCCTGCTCATTCTTCGTCTCGACAAAGTTGGCGACGCCCAGGCCCAGGAACAGGAGCACGAAAAGGCCGAGGAAGACGGTATAAAGGTCAACGGCCATTTATATTAATAAAAGATTAAAATATATGGACGAGCTGGTGAAGAACACAGCCGTCATGGACGGAGCTCTCGTGAGGGCCGTGACGTCCCTGATGCCTGGAGAGAGCATCGAGAAGATCCTGGACGTCACGAGGGAGGTTAATCTCCGACGCACTCTAAACTCTGTAAAGGCGCGTGGGTACGAGACGGTCATACACCTGGTGAACGACCTGAAGACGGTTGACGGTCTGACACCTGAAGACATTAGAGCGGTTCTGACTCTTATGGGTCAAGAGGAGCCTGGGGCCAAGGCTCTTGTCGAGTCGGGCCTCGTTGATTCTGTTTTAAAATTCGTTTCTGAAAGAGAACCTAGTACCCCACCCGAATGTTGTTGGCCGAGACGCTTGAAATGGTGGACCAGAAATAGATGAGGAACATGCCCATGACCATGAGGGTCGCCGCCTTGATCATCTCACCGGCAAACTTGCGTCTGTAGGCGGTCAGGAAGGACTGGAGACCAAACATCATAAGTGCCAGGGCAACCGCGAGTATCAGGCCAGGTGCCAACATTTAATACTTAAGGACATTTTTATTTAGTACAGGTATGAACTTTGCGTACCTGGATGCTCGAAGCCTCTTGGAGACGGTCTTGGCGCCTCACGCTCCTGATCCTGTTCCGACAGTTCCATGTGAACTGGGACCCGAGTGGAAAGAGTTTGAGGAGGAGCTGGGCAATTTCAAATCTGAATACGTCAAGACGCGCGCACAACTGACCGTGAACCTCGCAGCTCTGAATGAAAAGCGCGAGGAGATGAACGTCCTTCGGATGATGGCCGAAAACATCAATTCTCCCGACTTAAAGGAAAAGCTCGAGGATATATTAGACAAGCACGAGTCTGAAGAGGGTATCCAGGGCCTGACTCTACAATGCGGGGAACTACAGGGTAAGTTGGAGGCGATGAAGAAGGTGTTGCTGGACACGGGAGCTGAAAGGTACGGTAAGTTTACTTGTTTTGTGTGCATGGACCGACTCGTTGACCTTTTCATTGAACCCTGTGGTCACGTGATTTGCGACGCCTGTTGGGTCCGGACGACCAACAAGGAGCAGTGCCCAGGGTGCCGCGCTAGGATGCACGGAGTGAAGAAGATTTTTACGATGAACTAGAGGGTGCGTTAAATCTGTGGAATTTGTTTGGTACGGTAATATTAGCAAAGGTTCCATAGTATAACGGTTAGTACGGCAGACTCTGAGGGTTGAGAATCTTCGTTCTCAACCCGGAACCATCTGTAAATGCGTGTTCGATTCACGCTGGAACCTTTCGACCCGGGACATGTCGGTAAAATGCCCCTGACCTGAGCAAGTCTAGTTAGTTGACGTGTCATTAAACTGTTTCCATCCTTCTTCCATAGCACAGTGGTAGTGCGTCCGTTTAGTAGCGAGGGGTTTCCCCGAGCGCCAATCAGCGGGAGGTCCTGAGATCGATCCTCAGTGGAAGAACTTTGACCTGAACAAGTCGTTAAAAGGTTCTTCTGACTTTGGCGCAACGGTAGCGTAGAGCGCTGTAGTGTTTCAATTACGCTTTGGTAACCGGATCGACACCGGTAAGTCAGAACTTCTGGGCCCCTGTAACTCAGCCGGTAGTTAATCTAAAAAACCGAAAGTGACAGGCTGTTAACCTGTAAGCCGTGCGTTCGAACCGCACCGGGGGCGATTTTTTAACTGTCCAGCTCCAGTTAAAAAATTGTCTAACGCTCTACCAATGGAGAAGAAGTGCTCCAAGTGCGAAATTTCAAAACCACTCGACCAATTTCCAAATGACCCAAAATGCTCAGGAGGAAAAAGAGGAACGTGTAAAGACTGTCGTCTAGTTAAATGGGTTCCAGAAGAAAATGAACTTCTGTCATGCTCTAATTGTGGTGAAGAGAAATTATATACTTTATTTTCATCTCATGGAAAACAGAAACCTCACGAGTGTAAAACCTGTAGAAATGCACGAGACTCGATCAAAAGAAACGCAGATAGAGAAACTCATAACAGAAAAAAACGAGAAGACTGGACAAGGAATAACGAAAAAAGAAATGCAGCTAGACGGAAAAATCTACAGAAACGTCGAGACGAGGATCCACAATATCGCATGAAAATGGCACTTCATGTAAGACTGTACGATGCGGTAAAACACCAAAAAGGGACTAAATCCGCCAAGACTTTAGAAATGTTAGGTTGTACAGTTGATCAGCTTCAAACATTTCTCGAAGCCGAGTTTACAGAAGGAATGACATGGGACAACTACGGTGAATGGCATATAGACCATATGCTTCCATGTGCTTCGTTCAACCTAGAGGATCCAGAAGAACAGAAAAAGTGCTTTCACTGGACCAACTTACAGCCTCTATGGGCTATTGATAATATACGTAAAGGAGCTAAAATTTAGACAGGCTCAGCTCCAGTTAAAAAATTGTCTAAAAGTAATGAACGTAAGCGTGAAAAACAGGCTTGCCAAAATAAAAGCCAAGGTGAATTCACAGAAAAACTTTCCAAGTGAACCCGATATTCGTTTTTATGCGAACCACGCTTTCAGTCCCGAGTTTAAAATTCCAAGCGTCATGCGTAAACTTTTAGCCATACCTACAAAGGAACGAATCACGCTAGGACTTGTACGCGGTAGTAGGGTTCCTTTAAATAGAATGCCCATCGAAGACCTCCGGCTTCTTCACAAGCACAGAAACTTGTTTACCAATGCGAACAGCATACACAACGCTTATATAAAAAAGACTACTGGCGCCTCACCCCAGAAAATTGGACAGGAGTTGCCACCTGAACACAATAGAAATAGATTAATGTTCGTGATGAGAAGTACTGTTCCTTATAATAAAATGCCTGTTGAAAATCTCGCTCTGCTCTACAAGTACAAGCACCTGTTTCCCAATGCCAATAGTAAAATTATAAACAACGTGGTAAAAAAGGCGACAAAGGTAAACTTTCGGTCACGTGACCCGACTCGTCTCAATTTGGGAATGCCCCACTTTAATCTAGCACTCAGAAGTAAAGGGATAAATAATAAAAACGTCCAAAAGGTGCTCGAAATTTTAAAGTCGTATCGCGCGACGAAACGCCCACGGGAAAATAATGCGCCGACGCGTCCCGTACACCCGGGCATGAAAAGTCTCAGCAACCTAAAAAGATATAAACGAAACCTTGTAAACTACAACTCTGCACTCAGAAACTGGATGGTGAGCACAGAGGCGATGTGGAGACGAAACAACCCCTCTTAAAAAACAGTTCATATGTACCTTTATAATGGAAGATGACCTGGGGTGGGTCTACTGTCTTTCAAATCCAAGTTTTCGTGATGGCCTCGTAAAAATAGGGCTTTCTAGGAGAAATGACCTAAACGAACGTATGGACGAACTTTATAATACAAGTGTGCCGACTCCATTTAAACTTGAACTCGCTGGAAAGTTTAAAAATTGCGGACAAGTTGAGAAGAACGTTCATGCCCTTCTGAGTCACTTTCGTTCCAGGGTCAATGATCAGCGCGAGTTTTTCGAGTGTAGCATGGATGATGTCATGGCGGCATTCAAGAGCCAGAGTCCGTGCGGAGAGTTTGTCGTCTCCCGGTCAGATGAAAAGGTTCAGGTGGTGAAGCCCTCACGCGACTATAACATCTTCGAACACATGCAGAGGATTCGACACGTGAAAAACGGCGACGTACTTTACGGACACTGGGATGAAATGCACAAATGTTTTCGACTCGAAGACGATCCCGAGTGTACGACATTTATTTCCCTGACTGCATTTGAGAGGTACCATCTCGAAAAACTCGACATGGAACTCAAAGGGGGTGGGAACGGCTGGCGCAACTGCGAGGTTGAAATTTCGGATGATGAGTGGGTCAGAGCAAGTTCGTATCAGGAAGATAAACAATTGAACCTTGTCTAAACTAAAAGATGGCGGTCCGTCTCGTAGACTCTATGGGTTCTGATGCAGCCATCGTACAGGCTGCCCGTGTGTCGTATGGAGCCGGGACGAAATCTGTGAGCGACGACCGGGCCCTAATCCGCTATCTCATGCGTCACAAGCACACGACGCCGTTTGAGATGGTTGAATTCAAGTTTCACATCCGGGCACCAATCTTCGTGGCGCGTCAGTGGCTTCGTCACCGTACGGCGAGTGTGAATGAGCTTTCGGCCCGGTACAGTATCGTACCGGATGACTATTTTTTGCCAGAGGAACTTCGTGTACAATCCACGGGGCGTGGTCAGGGTGGCGAAGAGCCGTACGCGGGAAGTGACGAGACGTCCCTTCTCCTCAAGCAAAAGGCTTCGTGTGATTTAGCATTTCACACGTATGACGAGCTTATTCGCAAGGGCATCTCCCGTGAGCTGGCTCGGACGCACCTGCCCCAGAGCACCTTTACCGAATTTTACTGGAAAATCAACCTTCACAACCTTCTTCACTTTCTCGAGCTCCGCATAGACGATCACGCCCAGAAGGAGATTCGGGACCTGGCGAAGCAAACTTATGAGCTCATCAAGCCACTGTGCCCGATGACATGCGAGGCGTTTGAGGATTTTCGGCTCGGTGCCATGACTCTGAGTCGCCTCGAGGTGGAGGCGCTCCGGTCTGGGCGTCACGAAATCCCAGGAAAGGGTGAGAATCAAGAGTTTACTGAAAAAGTGCGCGTTCTCTCTCCCGAATCTGCCGTATGAGGGTATAAATTGCGTCGATTCTCCTGTCGATACCACCATATTGTCTGTTCTCAGTCACGTTCGAGTAATAGTTTTTCAAATGTCTTACGAGATTTGCATTTGGCTGAGAATTGCCTAGCCCTTTTCTTGAAATAAACTTTGGTTTGACTGGAATATTTTTCATAATGTTGCGTAATTTTTTGTAAAACTTGAGCTGTCCAGCGTGTGCTGGATCCATACGCCGCAGAGTGTTTCGATTCTCGACGGTTCTCTGGCGTATCGTAAAGGCTGGGTTAGTGTCCTCCCCGCCGGGTTTGAAGACTGGTGTTCTCTTTTCATTGGAGGGACGGTTTTTGTAGCTACTTTTTTTTTTAAAGA